GTGGATAGAAGCGGCGTCGTTGCTTCAACAATCATCGGTCGCTGCTCGGTTAGGGGGGGATCTCCACCTCCCGACATTATCTCCTTCCAGTAAATAAATGGCGTCCTGGTTGTGTAACGCAGCATCCACGAACAGCACAAATGGAGGAATCGGTGGCATACTCGGTATGAACGCGGCAGAGGTTGCTGCTCTTGTCTCCGCATCCAGACTGAACGCCCCTACGTCTGAAAAAACGTATACCCGCTCCGAACGGGCGGCGTCCTCGTCGTCGAAATCCGACGGGTCAAAAAATTCCTCGTCGTCTTCTACGCCTGCCTCTACTTCTACTTCCGGGTCAGGGCGCTACACTGCTGCCAAAGTCAGCGCCCAGTTTGGAATTTAAAATGACGAGCGTCCGAAATGTCCTCCTTGCGGAGCGTATATTTTTCATTATGTCCGGACATTATGTATGGACATTTCTTACGAATGTATCGCCACAAGTAAATCGTAATTTGTCTCGGCATCATCGAGTCTGCTCATTGCTCGAGAAAGAAGTCCGAATGCGTCCCGGACGATGCGCGCCTGTATCCGCTTTGATTCTCGCAACTGGAGGAAGCGCTGCATCGTGGTAGTTTTGTGGTTCAGCAAAGCGTCCATCAGCATAGTCTCACATTCGTCGTATATTTTCACTTCCGCGTCATAGTTTGTCTTTGCTGTTTCGAGATTCGCCTTGGCGTCTGCAATCTCCATTCGTGCGATTTTTGCTTGAGTTGATATTGCAAATGCTGGCATTCTATATTACATGCATCCTATCATCATCGACTCACCTCAATCCGTTTTTCTCTGTTGTCTATAAACAAACAAACAAATGGCACAGTCTCTCCTTCTCACGTTTGCCGTTGCGATCTTTGTTGGAAGCGCCCTGAAGGACTTTTTCCAGGCGTTCATCACCGGAATTGTCACGCCCTTCCTTGGAGTCCTGTTTCCCAGTGTTCAACAGTCCGTGGGCGGTCTTGTGCTTGATGTCGGACCCGTCAAACTGAAGGTTGGAGATGCCATCGGAGCAGCAGCAACGCTCTTCGTTGCTCTCTTTGTCGCCGCCGTAGCAATGCCGATGCTCAAGGAGTACTCGCCGGTACAGGGCGGACGCCGTTAAACGGACGCCGTTAAACGGACGCCGTTAAACCCAGTCTATGAATTCAATCGTTAACCAAAGTATCGCCAGGCACCCGATCACAGCAAGTAGGGTGTCTTGGTCTATATCTACCACCATTTAGTCGTTATAGTATATATACAACAATGCTTCAAATAGTTTTAATGCCTCACCGAACGCGGTCTCGCGGATATATCCATGACCCGATCGCCAAAGTGTTTGACCGTATACTTCTCGGTGCAGGGTTCTACCTTCTTCCCAACTTTGTCAACGGACACCGGATCACACACGTGATTAACTGTGCGGACGACAGCGCATGCCCTCCGAGTCTTCGAGTATATCTTGGGAAGAACTACACCTGCCTGAACGCCATGGACGACGAGACCAATATCCTCAAGAAGCACTACACCGCCTTCGAAGCAGCAATGGATGAATATTTGCGAGACCCCATATGCAAGAACGTGTACGTCCACTGCCAAGCGGGCATGAACCGTTCTGCGACGCTCGTGATCGCCTACGTCGTCAAGCGCTTCCGTGTAAACCTAGTCGACCTCGTGAACCACGTGGCGCGGCAAAGACCATGCGTGATGACAAACACATACTTCCAAGACTATCTCGTGAAATTTGCGTCTGACCTGAATAATAATGTGGGCGAGCGTGCAGAATAGCATAACATCGACAGGCGATGATCCAATCGGCGCCGCCAATGCAGGACTTGATAAAGTATTGGGTCCATCCTTCGATTACCTCCAACAAATAAAGTCTCCGGCAGAGAAGGGTGTGTCCAGCGCAGGAACGATGGATCAAGTCTTTACAAATACGGGGGCGATCACGGGGTATGTGAACAACCTTCTGTTAGGACCCAAACTCGGAAACCAGATGTTTTCCGATACGGGAGGAACGTGCAGACTTCCGGGAACCATCGACGCAAAGACCAAACTCGATAACAAAGACGGTACTATTGTAAATCGTTGGTCCTGGGTCAATAATAAACTTGGCGCGGACGACGCTGCGGGGATTCTTGGACCGAGTTTTAAACGCGCAGTTGGGGGTAGCGGTATTGACGGGATTGTTCCGGGTATGGGTGGAGATATTGCTTCTATGAATCCTCTGAAAATAATGAATGCACTGGTATTGGATGCATCTCCTCCGTGTCAGGCGTATACGTGCCCGGTAACCCTTGCAAACGGCGTCCCCAGTGGAACAGAAACCCGATTTTTATCCCCATCACTTGAACTGAATATGACGGGGTGTGTTCCTGCTTCAGACTCCGAATTCAAAAAGGCGCTTGCAGATGATATCGCCCGAAAGAAGACTGTAACGGGAAGGAAAGGAGAGTCGTTTGCACCCTACTTTCCGAGTTCATACAGTCCAAATGTTCTCGTAAACACAGACCCAACTCCTGCAATTACATTAGGAGTTGCTGTCGCGTTGTTTCTTGGATATGTCCTCCTGCGAATCCATTAATGACTTACAGAATATATAGCAAGTTCAACAATGTCAACGGACGTATTCAAAGTCAAGAAGACACGAGAGACCTCCTCGTCGCATAAATCAAAATCAGGGACATTGGACTCTATGCATGAGCAATACATGGTAGAACTTCATCAAAAGTCGTCGGATGACAATATTGCAAAACTAGAAACAAAAATTGCAGAGTTGCGCGCAACTCTTGAAATACCGTTTGATTGTTTTGATTTTGATGAATCCATGCAACATACACGAATGCAACAAGATCTTACAAAATTAGAGGATGAACTTGCCGATGCAACGAGCAATGTGTGTATATACAACTACTACTTGAACAGTGGCGACATTATGTTAGAATATTATCAACAAGTTGGACGGAAACAGTCCTCGGCACCCACTCCCACTCTCGCCACAACAGCACCGCGCGCAATGGGTACCTTCGACAAACTCTTTTTAGTCGCTGAGACCGCACTGGGTCCATCGCGGAAGAAGATGTTCGACGAATATATGCAACGGCGGGGTCTATCTGATGGTACTGCCGAGACACAAGATTATAAACTATCCGAACATTGCTCTGACTGTAATGTTGCGCGTGAAGAAATTACGTCGGAAGGTATATTGGTATGTCCGCGCTGCGGTAGTGAAGAATATGCACTTGTTGTATCGGACTTTCCGAGTTTCCGTGATCCTCCTAAAGAAAGAAATAACTACGCATATAAGAAGCAGAATCATCTCAACGAAATATTGAATCAATTTCAAGCGAAGGAAAGCACAGAAATTCCCGAAGAGGTTATGAGTGAAGTCATTTGCGAAATCCGCAAACGTAGGATTGATAACATCGCCCTGCTTACCGAACAAAACATTCGAGAAATATTGAAAAAACTGAATCGCAATCGATATTACGAACACGCCGCACATATTTTAAGCAGGTTGAACGGAAATCCACCCCCCACAATTACTCCTGAAATTGAGGACAAAATCCGAGCAATGTTTCAGGAAGTCCAAGCGCCGTACTTGATATATTGTCCCGACGAGCGCCGCAATTTTCTAAGTTATTCGTACATTATTTACAAGTTTTTAGAGTTGTTAGAATTGGATGAATACAAGGTGCATTTTCAGTTATTGAAGAGCAGGGATCGTCTCATACAGCACGATACTATTTGGAAGAAGATTTGCGAATACCTACAGTGGGAGTTTATTCAAAGCGTATAGTTTGATTTACACACGTTCGAGTTAAAAACAACTATAATATGCAGTCTTTCCGTCTGCATCTTCCGGCAATTCCACATACGCTAACGCACGATGATTACAGTCATTGTGCGTTTACTGGAAAAGTTTTGAGATTCAGTTCGATGATGCGCAGTCGCGGGTTTGAAGTGATTCACTACGGAACGGAAGGATCAAAAAGCGGCGCCAGTCGAGACGTCCAACTGTTTACAACTCAAGAATGGAAAGATTTGCGTGTCAAGTCGATTCGCCACCTTAAACCGAATGATTTCAAGACAGACGAAGAGGCGCAGGCGTACCTTGACAATCCAAAAACATTCTTTGGGGAACTAGCAAACTTTTCTACGCCACTGTACGATGAATTCAATCGCAGATTCAAGACAGCACTTACTGCAAATTATCAGAAACCTGATCTTGTATGTATTGCTCTAGGTAAATCATACGATTTAGCGCTGAATGATATGAATGTTATACCCATTGAGACCGGTATTGGGTATAACGGTTCGTGTAAGAACTTTCGGATATTTGAATCGCATACGTGGATGGCGCGCACGATTGGGGTAGAGAATAAAGACCCCAACAA